TATCTGATTGTTATTAAAATATAAGGAGTGGTTAAGTTGTCATTTACCAAAAAAGCTTTAACAAGAACTTTTGATGCCGCTAGACAAAGTGGAGTAGATTACGTATTTGTAGCTATTAGAGCTGAGGGTGTAGACGAGGTTATCGTAATTCCTAAACGTTCATTTGACGAAAAAGAAAAGTTTTATATGAACGCATATAACGATGATTTAAAACATGTTATGAACAAAGAAGTTTACATCAGAGGTTTGAGTTATGGTAGCTGTAACGAATTAGAAAACATCATTTAATACGTGTCTTTAAGCACTAGACGCTATAAACAGGCTTAATTGACAACCGTGTACGGGCATAACGAATAATTGAATACTAATCTATCAAAAGGCACTGAATGGGCGCTATGCGACTGTTCGGGGCTTATTTGTCGTTTAGTAGGACATTAGGAATTATGACTGTATGGGATAAAGGAGATTGGAAAATGACTAAAGACGAATTATTGAAACTTAACTTACAATTCTTTTCTGAGGAAGGAGAAGAGGGCGAAGTTGATGGTGACGAAAAAGAAGGTCAAGAAGAACATGATGACACAACATTTACTCGTAGTGACGTAGATAGAGAAATTAGCAAAGCAGTACAGAGTGCATTAGATAAACGCGATAAAAAGCACCAAGAAGAAATGCAAAGGGCGATTGAAGATGCCATCGCTGAGAAAGAACGTTTATCAAAGCTGAGCGAAAAGGAAAGGCAAGAAGAACAACTCACGCAAAGGGAAAAAGAAATCGCCGAACGTGAAGCAGAGATCGCTCGAAAAGAGTTAAAAGCTGATGCAATCGCAGATTTAAACGATAAAGGCTTGCCATCTGAATTTGCTGATATTTTACTAGGGGAAGATGCTGAATCCACACTAGAAAACATCAACACGTTTAAGACCACATTTGACGAGGCTGTTAATGCAGCAGTCAAAGAAAGGTTACGACAAGAAACACCTAAGACTGGTGGAACTAACTTTGGTAAAGTTCCGTCAATCGCACAAATGGCACAAGAAAATAGAATTATAAAATAACAGGAGGGCTTATATATGCCAACATTTAATCCAGATAACGTTTTATTACAAGATGCAAAAACAGGAGCGATTCCTAGTGAACAAGGAACACTTATCTTAAAAGAAACAATGAACAACTCGGTCATGATGCAATTAGCACGATATGAAGAAATGACAAAGCAAGAAAAGGAATTCCAATATTTAGCTGATGGAGTGGGCGCTTACTGGGTAGGGGAAGGAGAAGTCATCCAAACATCCAAGCCACAATGGTTAACAGCTAGAATGGTAGCTAAAAAGCTTGGTGTTATCGTACCAGTATCACGTGAGTTTTTACAGTATTCTGTAACTGATTTCTTTACACAAGTTCGTCCATTGATCGCTGAAGCGTTTTACAAGAAATTCGATGAAGCGACAATCCTTAATGTGGATAACCCTTTCCCACAATCGTTACAAGAATCGGTAACTGATTCAAATCATATCGTCGAAGGTGCTATCACTTATGACACATTAATGGACTTATACGGACTTTTAAACGATGCAGACCATGACCCTAATGCATTTATCGCTCGAAAGAACAATAACAGTGCATTTAGAGGTATTACGGAAAACGAACAACCGTTATATGACCGTGCTGCTAATACATTAGATGGATTGCCTATCGTCAACTTAAATTCATCTGAATTAGCTAAAGGAGAGTTGTTTGCAGGTGACTTTGACTATGTGCGATATGGTATTCCGTACAACTTAAACTACTCAATTTCTGAAGAAGCACAGTTATCATCTATCGTTGATGAAAATGGCGACCCGATCAATTTATTTGAACGTGAATTAATGGCTATCCGTGCAACAATGGACGTGGGATTCATGGTTCTTAAAGATGAAGCATTTGCTAAAGTCGAGCCTACTCCCTAATACACCCCCAGTAGATGTGACTGGGGTAACAGTAGCGCCAAAAACCAACAATCTTGTTGTAGGAGCAACACGACAGTTGACAGCGACAATCGAACCTAGCGATGCAGATAACCAAGTTGTTACATTTGCATCTGATGATGATGGAGTTGCATCGGTTGACGAAACAGGACTTGTCACAGCTAATGCTGAAGGTGCAGCGACTATCACGGTTACAACTGATGATGGCGGGCACACAGACACCGCAACAATCAATGTGACTGAGCCGGACCCGGAGGGGTGATTGAATGCTTGAAAACATTAAAGTTTTACTAGGTATTGAGGACGATTTACAAGACCACGTCCTCAATATCCTTATTAATAATACCAATAAACACTTGTTGACTAGATTGAAAATATTAAACAAAGAAATCGAAGAAGTACCGAAAGACTTAGATTATATCGTACAAGAAATTGTCGTAAGAAGATTTAATAGGCTCGGAACAGAGGGCATGAAATCGGAATCTGTAGAAGGTCATAAAGTTGATTTTTACGAACTAGAAAAGGACTTTACACCTTACGAGGACATCATCAACAGTTATGCCGATGATGAAACGAAGGGTGGCGGCCGAGGTAAGGTGATAATGATATGAGGTTTTCAGACAGAATAACATTTGTCTCTATACCGGAAAGTTATTATGACCCTAAAGAAAACAAATATATCGAAGGTAAGCCTATTAACGATACCATGCCTTGTAAACTATCTAAACTAAGCATGGAGCGCACACAACAGCTATTCGGTACTTTAGATAGGAATGTCACTATAGCTAGATTGCAGCGGCCTTACAACAAAGAATTTGACTATGTAGAAATTAACGATAAGAAATACACCGTTACCGGTACGTCTGATTACCGAAAAGGAGTATTTTATTTAGTTGGTGAATTTAAATGAAGTCACTAAAAGTAATGGGGTTGGATGACTTACTATCCGCCTTAAATAAAGCTGCTACATTAGACGACATAAAAGAAACGGTACAACTTAATGGCACCGAACTACACCGTCGCATGATGAGAAATGCACGATTCAAAGGTCATTTTAAAGGCAAAAAGTTTATAAAGCCTACAGGTAATCTTAAACGATCAATAACCTACTCATCATCTTTTGACGGTTTAACGGTTACGGTAAAGCCAACCGCACACTATGCATCTTATGTAGAGTACGGAACAAGAAAGATGGCCGCACAACCATATGTAAGGCCTAGCTTTTACCAACAGGAAAAGAAGTTTAAAAATGACTTGAAAAGATTAATGAGGTGATGTTGTGGAACGAATACCGCCGCAACAACAATTATTCAATGCCATCTTCTCTATTTGCTTGGAGTTGGGATATGATACGTTCGACCACTTACCACCAGAACATCAGACCTTGCCATTTGTCCATATAGGAGAGCAATTTTCCCAAGACAGGATGACTAAAAGGTTTTTATTTGGTGACGTACAACAAACGATAAATATCTATCACAACGTAAAGGGTAGGCCGGAACTAACAAGTATGGTACTTGAATTAAAACAAGAACTTCACAAACTGAACAAGACTAATGATTTTGAATGGAATGTACGTTCTTTAAGTGACCAGATTATAGATGACACAACAGGTTCTACACCTTTGAAAAGGGCAATTATAGAGGTGGACTACACATTTAATTAGGAGGTTTTAAAATGAATGAAGAAGCTATTTATCAAATGCTACAAGGGAAAAACAAGATTCTTTTGTTTAGGAAATATGGCGACAGTTCCGAAGGTGTAAGACTTGCCTTCCAGATTGGCCATACATTTTCGTACAGTCGAGAATTAAACAAGATAACAACTAAAGACGGGGTAGTTATCAAGGTAGGGGAATTAGATTCCGAAGTACCTATATCCGCCATCCAGTCTAAAAAAGACCCTCTATTTTCTACCTTGCAAAGTTGTATGATTAGCGGCCATAAGGTGGAAATGTGGGAAGTGACAGTCGATGAAGATGTCAAGAATGAAGAGGGGAAATATCCGGCTGTTTATGCACAGGGATATTTAGATTCTTGGGACTTGCCAGCCGAGGTTGAGGACGAAGCTCAAATTGACTCTACTTTACAAGTGGAGTACGAACCTCAGTTCGGTTTTACGTCACTGTCTAAAGAACAAGAACTAGCTATACAGTACGCATTTATTGAGGTAAACGAACAACCTAAAAACATTGGGGAAGACGTAGAGGGCTAACAACTGCCCTCTTTTTTATTTATAAAAGGAGAGATAACATGCATTTCACAATTAATAATAAAGATTACAAGTTGAATTTCGGTACAAAGTTTGTCGCTGACCTGGACAAGACTTATTTGATGGAAAACGAAGGTGTTGAGTTTGGGATGGGTACGTTTATGGCGCAAAGCAAGTTGGAACTAGGCTCATTTGAAGCCTTAGCTGACATTATCAGATGCGCTATCACAGACCGTAAATTTACTAACGACGATATTTATGCAGCCATGGACGAATACAACGATCTATCTAAAATCTTTGACGAAATCGAGGAAGAGTTAAAAAACTCACAAGCGGTCCA